CTCGGTTACTTCCGGCTCGGTTACTTCCGGCTCGGTCTGTTCCGGTGCGAACGGGTCGTCCCCTAGTTCAGGGATAGTAGTAACCGCGGCGTCCAGGTCGATAAAGTAATCGCGGTATTCCGGGTTTGCCTCCATTAGTTCAACGGCCTTTGCATCATCGCAATTAAATGCGCGATATACCTTTCCGTCCTCGTATGATGTAATCGACAAGCCCGGTTTCATCACGTATCGTGTGTGTTTTCCTGTCAAGTACTCGTTCTCGTACCATTGTGCGGCGAACTGTCTGTCAAAACCGCATGAATCCTCTAACTTTAAGTTAGTCATACGCACACACAGCGCCAAAATCTGCCCAATATCTTGTAATCTTTCCATTTGTAATTAAATTTTAATCTGTTGTTACGCTTTCGGTGTCTTTAGTCCGTCATATGAGGCTTTTGTAATAGTTAGTAACCTATCGCCCCCCGCCGCATCGGGTGTTTTCAAAGTAACGGATACAATTCCGTCCGTTGCCGAGTCCCCCGCGATTTCGGAGCATTCTAGACTGGACATAAGCCCATATACAAAATAATTACCCGAAGTTGTTAGCACGCACGCGATAAAAGACCCTAACTGCAATGCGTTAATTAGGTTCGATAATTCACGCGCGCCAATAGTCCCCACGTTATCAATCAATTTAACAACTACGGAATGTTCCTGCGCGGTTGTCATAATGTCATTCACCTTTGCGGCTATTGTAGCGGACACGGAGTTTCCTACGCTAGATACTACGTAGCCCTTAGTCCCCTTCATCATCGTTATAGTCGCCAACCCTACGTCATCTACGGAATAATTACTTATATCGCCGTAATTGACTAGTATAAGTTCTTCTATACCGCGCATTGAGGTAGGTTCTTTCGCCTTCGCGCAATCAAAGGTGACGTTCTGTTCTAATTTCTTAATACATGCCATATTTACCTCCTTTACGCTACGATAGCGCCCGTTCTTAACGTCGTATATGTCGTCGGATTGAAGTGTGCGCGCTGCTCACCTATCACGTTTTCCGGCGTCGTTAACGTTATTGTTGTAAACCCACCGTTTGCATTGGCCTCTTCTGTGTAGGCGGACATATTAAGCCCGTACACTAGCCCGTACACACGATATATATTTTTCTCTTTCATCTTAGCGACTGCCACGAACCGACCATTTAAGATACGGTTAACTATATCCGCGCTAGTTTGGTCCTTACTGTAAATCGTAAAGGTAACAGAATCGGCAAGGGCGGCGGGCGCATTGTCATTTATGCGAGCCTCGGAAGAAGCGTTAACGCCCTTCTTATTAGACTCCACTAAAATGGCTTTGCCTCCGCTTGTGAGTGTCAACGTAGCTTGCCCCCCGGTAAGGTCTTTAGACGCAATTTCTGAATAGTTGATTAGCAACAATTCTTCAATGCCCGTGGCGCCCGCGTCGCAGTCCACTAGGATAGCTCTATTTAATTTTGATATACATCCCATAGTTATGTAAGTTTAGCGTTAACTATTGTAGTCCAGGGGGCTGTATCTATTAGCGTCCGTTTCTCCCCCTTCGCATCATCGGGCGTCTTTAGCGTGATTGTGGTAAATCCCCCGTTCGCGCTGCTGTCCGTCTGAATGTCGGAAATTTCCAAACCACAAACGGTGCCCAACATATTCCGGCTAGCCTTGAGGTCCTTATACGATACCGCCGCCATAAATCGCCCGTTCATTAAGGCGTCAATGATTAACGTACTGTTAGTGGCCTTGTCATACAGCGTGATAGTCAATGTTTGGTCTATTCCGTTTGAAACATCCGTAGCCTTCATTGCCTCCACCACTTTAACGCCGTTTTTAACCATATCGACGGGAACTGTTTTAGCTCCCGTCTTTAAGGTTATGGCTGTTATGATATTCGCGGCGGATACAGACATAGCGGTAATGTCGGCGAAGTTGATAAGGTACAATTCCCTTAATCCAACTGCTCCCAATTCGCAATTATACTGTATTGCCTTGTCTAGTGCTTTTATACAAGCCATAATTAGTTGTTTTTTAATTGGTTAAACTGTTGCCGCTGTACACAATTTCATGTACTGTGGAACGGCTAACATAGCGTCAGCAGCGAATACAGTAGTACTATAATACTTGCGGTCCTTCGCATCTTGAATGAACGGCGCAATAGTCAGACTAGAGTCTTCCAATGCCAACTGAATGTTTGTTTTCGGAGTGAACGCAATGAATGATTGCACGGTTAACGTGTCGCTTTTCGCGCTGTTGGATACGTGGCGCAACTCGTTGATTTTGTAACCTTCGAAGTAGTACGCGGGTTTTCCGTCCTCCATGTTAGCCTGTGCCAGGTTGTTATCTTTCGACTGTACGATATTCTTGTACGCGCGCATAATGTTGCTAGAAACGAAGAACTCGGAGTCGTTCAGCTGGTCTGCACGTTGATTGTCAATACACCATTTCAGACACTCTAACACGTTCGCCTGGTCGGTGGGTGCCAACGCCTTGATATTCTCGGCTGAGGCCTGCATCTGCTTGATGATACCACCATTTTTGAACACAGTGTATTCGCCTGCGGCATCGGAAGTTTTCAAGCCGTCCAACCATACGAGACGCAACATATCAGCCTCCAACACTTTCAAAATCTCGCTCTGCATGAATGCGGCTAACTGTGTTTGGTCGAAGTTGTCAGAAAGGTGCACACCCTTTGCAACCATTTTACCCCACAAGTCCTGCAAACATACCACAATAGGCAATTCGATTTGCGCATGGTCGTAATACTTAACTTTGTCCTGCACCGCGCTGTACTTGTACTCGCTGTTGCAGCCTGCGGAACGTCTTACCGCCTTGTCGGTAGCGGTGAATGTAAGGATAGGCTTTCCTTTCTCAATGCCGGAAAGTACCGTTACGCCTGTGGAAAGTTCTCCTTCCAGACCAAGCGTCAAAGAGATAACCTCGGATAAACTGTCAATGTTCAGTTTGTTTAAATCACTAAATGTAAATGCCATAATTTTCTAGTTTTTTAGTTTTTTAGTTTTTTAGTTGTTAATTAATTATTTAGCGCCATTTTTTGCGGTTCTCCAAGAATGCCTTTTGAACGGCTTCGCGGCTCAACGTTGTTTCGCTCTTTTTCTCCTCGGTCGTAACCTCGGTCTTTGCAGGTTTAGGCGTTCCGGATTTGCGGTTTAGCTGTGTTTTCAGCGCTGAAATTTCCGCCTTCAACGCGGTTACTTCTGCCTGGACTGTTGCCAGTTCTTCCGGTGTCGGTGTTTTCTTCTCTTCTTTGTCCTCGGTTTCGCCTTCGGTTTTCTCGGTGCCTTCCGCGAGTTCTTCCGTACCTTCTACCTCGATATCTTTAACACCTGCAATTACGCCGCCCTCAACGACCAAAATAATGTCGCCGTCCGGTGTAGTAATTTGGTAATCTCCGTCCGGCGCCGGGCTTCCGTCCGCCAAAGTAACGGCATCGCCTACCTGCGCCTCGTCACTAGCAGAAGATACCGTAATCTCGGTGCCGTCTGATGTGGTAAATGTTTCCGTGGCTAGCTTCGTTTTTGAAAGCATAGACACCAAACCTTTGAATGAAAATTTGCTCATCGTTTTTGAATTTTTAAAGTTATTGCTAAAAAGTGAACTAGTCGCGGCGGGAAGCCCCACCAAATCAGCGCTAAAAAATGCAGTCACCTCTGTAACTGTTGCCGTTCCCGTTTCATCATCGAATTTTTTAACGTCCATTTGATTGACAGATACACCTAACAACTCCGGTTCCTTCTCAATCATGCTAACCATGAATGCGAATTCAGAGGGGTACGCGGTTTCCAGGGCTTCCGACATAACAAGGTCGGCATATACCGCCGTGTCATCGCTCGTGAAGTTCTTGAAGTATCCTATATACCCGTCCAACAAATCGTTTCCGTTATGTGTACGGCGTGCGTGAATCGGTCGTTCGTTTCCAAGCGCCACAAGGGAAGGGAGGCTTTCGGCGGAAATAACTAATTTATAGTCTTTCCCGTTCTCCTCGATAACGTTTTTCGTTTCACCCGCTTCGATTATTCGTAATTTTTCAAATATTTTCATGCTTTTTCATATGTTTTCCTTTTAATTACACTAATTGCGTCACAAAGTTATGATATTAAACTACATTTAAGGGGCTTTTTACCTATCAATTAAATACCTGCGGCCACCTGCACGCTCTGTGCGCGCTCGGTTTCCTCGTTTATGTCCGTTACTGCGACCTGTGGCGCCGGGACACGTGCTACCGAATCGTACATAATCGCGGCTAACTTGTACAGGCTGTCATCAGATAAGGCGAAATTAGACGGCATTTTTACGGTGCCATTGGAACCTACCGAAATCTTGCCGCCGTTTGCGTAGCGATACACACCCGACGTGCCGAATGAACGCCCGCCGTACTCCATATTAAGCGCTGACAGCGCGTTAATAGCCCCGGAAGCCTTCCGGTTAAGTATGTACATGTTCTCGCCTCCTTCAGCCTCAAATCGTTGCCCATTGGAGCCTACGAACGTTACACCCCCGGCTGAATGACTAGGCCCGTAAATCTGTCCACCCTTCGCGTATTTCGCTGACGGCGTGCGTACCTTGGTATCTGGCTCCTTGGTTTTCGTAATGCTCATTACTTGCTTCATCCCCGCGGCGACTACAATAGCGGCCTGTGCGATTCCAAGGAATCCGCCCTGCGCCAATGCCTTGGTAGCGCCTAGATATGTGTTGATTGTGGCCTGCACTATCGCGGCGGCTTTACCTGCTGCGGATTCTTCGCCTAATAGCGTGGACAATTGTCCGGCTACATCACCCGCCAATGCTACACGCGCATTCGCTGCTGCCTTTTCCCGCTGTGACTTGATAAGTTCGTAACGCTCATATATGCTGTCCGTCTCGGCTCCTATCGCCTCGGCTGCGGCTACCTCCGCGTCTCTTTTCATGTTCAGCCGGATAAGGTCGGCCTCTAGCGAGTTGCCTAACTTGATATCGTCTAGTTGTCTTTGGTTCTCAATCTCCATTGCCTTACGGTCCCGGTCTGCCTGCATCCGTGCGTCCTCCTCGGCCTTCACTGACGCGGCAAACTCTAGTTGCAGGGCCTTCACGTTGTTGAGGTATTCTTGCTCTCCAATTAGGTTTTGCTGCCTCTTGTACTTTTCCGCCTCAATCTGTGCGTTGATAACCCGCTGTTGTTCTTCCAGTGTTGCCGCGCCGTTCTTCAATTCGTTCTCGGCAATCTGCAATTGCATAGCCTCGATAGCGTCCGCGTATTGCTTCAATATGGCTTGTTGCGCTTTAGTCCTCTCATCCGCCGCACGTCTTGCCGCGTCTACTTCTGCCTTTTCTGCGTCCTCTGCGGCTTTCCTTCTAGCGTCTAGTGCTGCCTTAATATTTGCCTGTTTGGCCGCCGCATCCGCCTTTTCGTAACCTGTCAACTGCCCGTATATTTCTTTCTCCTGTGTAGCGTAATTGGCGCGGGCCTGCTCTAGCGCTGCTAGGGCTTCCTGCTCCTTCCGTGCGTCCTCGTCTGATGTGTATCCTAGCTCGTTTTGCGCCTTTATCTGCTTGTACTTTGCGTCTAGTATTGCTACCTCCATGTCCCTAATAGCGTGGAGTTTCTCGGTAGCCTGCTCTAGCAGTTTCCGCCGTTCCTCGGTGCTCTTGTTTTGGTCGGCCGCTAGGGTCTTTAACTCCTCCATTTCCCTTTTCATCCGTGCCATAGGCACAAGCATATCCGTTTCCGCCTTGTAAATGCGCTGCATCTCCTTCTCTAGGGCGCTAGCAGATTTAGCCGCCTCTAATGTGGCATCCGATATAAGCCCTATCTTGTTGAGTAACCAGGTTATTTTTTCGGCTAACCATTCAAAGGCCTTTGCAAGCGCCGTGAACATTTCCGTAATGTAGTCCAATAACCGCCCTAGAATCGTTTGGAAGGGCGCAAAAGCCGCCTTTAGGCTTGTTGCGAGGTCGCTGTTCCTCTTTATCATCTTCTCGATAGCTCCGATAAGAGTTAACACGGTCGTCACAATGAAAAGTATTGGGTTCGCCTTCAATGCCGCGTTAAATGCCTGTACGCCTGTTATCCCGCTTTTCATCGCGCCGACTAGCGCGCCCGTTCCGCCGGATAAGCCCTGTGTTTGCAAGATACCCTCCTTTACACTTTCCGCATAGTTACCCACATTTCTACGGTTGTCTCCTACGGACTTCTCTAGCTCTTTCAGTTTGTCGGATAACGCCTTTGTCTGTTCGGTTAGTTCCACGCCTTCCTTGCTAGTAGTGCGCTGCGCCTCGGACATCTTGTTAAGTTCCGCGGTATTCTGCGCCAACTGTGCACGGAGCGCGTTAACGCTCGTGGCCTCGCTGTCTAACAAAGTCTTGGTACTCTTAATCTCGGCGTTGTTCTCCTTCTGCGCGTTCGCATTGTCTAACAGGGCTTTTTTCGTCTCTATCATCTCCTTGTTCAGCTTCCGAACTGACGCTTCGTACTTGTCTTGTGATACAAGTCCGTCCGCGTAATTTTGGTTCAATGCGTCAAGCGCCGATTTTTCAGTGTTATATGCGGCTTGTAAATCTTTTTTGGTCTTTGCAAGCGCTATACTCTTTGCTATCAGAGCGTCGAGGCCCTTCTCGGCCTCTGACGTTCCAAAATTTAAGTCTAATAATGTTACTTGGTCTGCCATACTCTAATTAGTTAAATCCAATTTGTACAAAGATAGCTTGCAATCGCCTTTAGTTACATCATATTCGCCTAGGGATTTTATGTAAAAATACCCGCCCAACTGTGAAAAGTAATACGCCCTGTCCAACTTTAAGTTAATGACGTCCTGATAGCTTAACCGGGCCTTTATCTTAACTTGCATTCTAGGCGCGAATAACTTGAAGTGCCTCTTTATATACATCCTGTAAATGTCTTCTAGTGCAGTCACATACGTAGCGGTTCCGCCTGTGGTGAACTTGGATGTTAGCGCGACTTTCGGAAATGCCATAAAGTTATACGCAAATGGCAAGCCGGATTTATATGCGTCCTTCACCGGATTAAGTGTCCCGGGCCCTATCGAGTAGCTGTACTTTACATCGCCCACCTGCGTTACAAGTTGGTCGGCAAACTCATCCGGAACTTCTATCGTGTCCACCCCGGAAAACCTATCGCTCCAATCAACTATGTATTTATGCCTGTCGTCTTTCCTATCACGTATTGACGGGTGTATGATTGGCTCAATACTTAACGTCTTGTTCCGCCACTGCTTCCGCCAATGGAAAGCCGTACACAGGTCGTCCACCATTTTTTTGACGTCCGAATAGGGGAACCCTGTACCCGTTACGATTGTTCCGGCTGCGGGCCTGTATGCTGTCAGTACTTCCGCTTTGCCTTCTCCCATATCAATGAGTTCCTCCGGGGCATACCCGTTCGGGAATTTGAAACATGACTCCTTAACCCCGCCTATCAGCCCTTTCAGTATCATATACTTGTCGCTCGTAGGCGTAACGAACGCCACGGAGTTAAGCGGTGATACGTACAGCCAAATGCGTTCGGTCAGCCTTGAACGGGCATATAGAATGCACTCCGTTAAATTGGTGGATTCCGCTACTATGTGCAGTTCCGGCAACCTGCTAGGAATGGTAGCGCCTGTGTACTCCACTATCATACGGATATCGCGCCCTACGCCCGACCGGATATTGAACCCGGGATTTTGCCCGCCCGGGGCTAACCCGAAAAGAGTGGCATACAGGGCTTTCGTGGTATCGGATATTACTACCTGCGCAATATCCGGATAGATATATCCGCCCCGGCCCTTCGTGTATTCCTTAGGTACTAGAGTCATATTACCGGATGCTACATCATTATCCCATACGATAGATGAACGGAATATCATAATAGTAGGCTTTAGCAGCGCTGCATCTATCGGTTCGGGTATTTCTGCCCCCTCGTTATTTTTCGGAGTGAGAACCGGAAATTTGCCTTCCTTCCATGTGATATGGTCGTTGATAATCTTTTCAAGGTTGACGACACGTGACGCATTTAGCCACCCGGCAAACATCTGTTCTACCTGCTCTAACTTGTGCTGTATCCGTATTTCTTCGTCGCTCCACTTCTGCGTATTTTCGACTAGCGATATAGAGTAATTCCCGCCGTTGTATGATACTTTGGCGTAGAACTCCACGTCATAGCCCATGTATTGAAATGGACGGCTGTGAACGAATAATTTGCAGTCGTAGAATACGCACTCGTGGAACCCCTGTTGTAGGTTCTTGAATATGCGGTCATTGTTGAGTGTCCTCGGCACTTTGATAGTAGCCGAAAATGCCACACTGTCACCTGTCATTGTGACGGGTGATATATTGTTGACTGTGAGTTTTACAGAGGACCCCGAAAGGCCCTCCACGTAATTTCCGTTAATCCTTAATTGTACTATATCCATGTTAACCTGTTTGTTCTATTCTTATAATTATATCCGTTATTCCCGGTCTTTGGAACCTAATTTCCGTACCCCGTGCCGCGCCTGTCGTATTGGCCGCTATCCGCAAATTGAACTTTCTAATATAACTGTTATTAGGGTCTATCGCGGTTGAATCTAGCGTTACCCAACTATCTAACCGGAAGAACGATATCTCATCACGTTGGTTAAGTTTTTGCGCCTGTACGTCCACATTGAAAGTAAGGTCACCTTTTCCGATTACCCACACAGGCGCTAACCTGTTCCAATGTGTATTAGTAGATATCGCCATAGCATTAGCATTTGCATACTGTCCTATTGGAATGTTCCCCGAAGCCCCTGTAACGTTCGCCGATATATGGATAGTTCTAGTTACCAAGCACCAATCTAGCATAACACGGAATTTATTGAGTTGCACCCCGTTTACATTAAGGCTGTCGATATTATGTGTTTTAGCCTGTGAAGGCGGTATAAGGCTAGGCACCATAGATGCGGCCGTTATCAACTCAAAGTAGTGCATACTTCCGTCGGCGGCTTCTGCCGGGTCCCAACTAGCATGAACGAAATTTGCGGGCGGTGCGTTGAATGCCCGTTGGAATATCACTACGGTTCCCAATATTTTCCCGGTGGGTATGTGCTTGACGTTGATACGCGCAAATCTATCAGTGTTCGCCCCCGGCCCCGCGTTTTGCGCCAAATTAAACATTAGCTTAGTGTTAGGTGCCGCGCGAACTATTCTGATGTCGGTTACGTAGCTACGGTTACACTCCGCGACCATATCGGTGTACGGTATTCCGGAAGTGAAGTTATACTCATTATCATTATGCGCATTTCCGTCATATGCGTACATACCTTTGCCCGCCCATTTGAAATCGTTCGGGTATCTGTCTACCGGACAAGCCACGGACTGCATAACGTTCACATCTGCCATTTGTCCCGTAATATTGTGAGTTGTACGGATAATGCACGAACGCGGAACGCCTCCGGTTTCTGGCAAATTATTCGCCGGGTTCACATATACATCTCCTCCGTTCTGTTCCAATTGGCTAGCGTCTAGATTAACCCATGCACCACTAGCGCCGGACGTATTAGTAACCTTTAATGTCCCCACTCTGGCGGTTGCGCAACTCACCGTAAATGACTTTGATTCTCCCCCGGATGATACGGGTAGGAACTTCGGCGTAGCATTCACCACGGGTGCACCGTCCTGATTTACGGTTACCGTCGCTAGTTTAGTCGTCGTGCCTGCACGGTAAATGTGCATGTACCCTGTGCGGCTCGTTGTGCTCGGGTTTACACGTCGACGAGTCACTGCCTGTGATACCCCCGGCTTCCCTCGGCCGTTCTCCGGGCTGTTGATAATCAGCCAATCTGATTCCGGCACAATATCCCAAAATACATTACCGTTAACGTTTAGCGGCGCATTAATATCCGCGTAGTACGGAAACGACATGATTAACGGTGATGCGCGGAACTGCACCGGAATAGGCACGGGTGAGTCTGGCAGTACTGGCGAAATGTAGTTATCTTGTAGCTCCGTTGTACGGAATCTCACTTGCTGTCTGTACGTGCGCGTGCTGCCGGACCACCGCGCGCCGGAATCGCTGACTACTTCCGCACGGAATACTTTGTACTGGTATTGGTTTATGCCCGGCATATTCAGTTCCATAATAATCTGTGATGATATCATCAACTGTTGATATACCGCGTACTTGTCCGGGCCATACTCCATGTTAACCGTAACTTCTGCCTGTTCCGTGGCACCGCCTAGGCCGCGTAGATACGTGAAGTTGTTCGACCAAAAATAACTCTTGAAAGCGTCCCAAAACCATTCGCCATTTTGCATGTTCCACCGGACACGGAGCGCGCATAATAACGCGTCGTCCTCATTGGCGCGGTTCCAATTGCGGTTTTCATATTCTATAACGTGGTCTATGCCCGTACCCCATAAGTCCTTTACAGTCAATTTCTTTAGGTACCGCACGTCGATAGTCTTTCCGAGCGTGTAGGTAGTGGGCATAATAGCCTCGGTAGGGTCTGCATCATCGGCGGGTTCGGCCACTACCGGAAACGTTACGCCCGGTGCCGTCGCAAAGGGGTAGTATATGTCTACATCTTGCCCGGGCATTTTGATTTTAGGCGGCTCGGGTAATGATGCCTGGTTGCCCGGTATCGTGTGCCAGTAGGTTAGGTCACAATGGAATACACCCAACGCGATAAACTGCGCGCCCGCACTCGTATTGCAAAGGAATAGTAGACTGGACTCCGCAGTTAACTCGGTAGACTTTTGACGGTCCGCGCGCGTCATCAGTGGGCAGACAAAAGACATATCAAAATCTATCACGTCCTCGTACGGCAGTTCGAACATATGTACCGCGGTGCCCTGGTCGATCACTGAGACGGTTATGGTTTGTCCTACGCCGGAAATCTTGTCCGGGTATATCTTAATCATCATAGGGCGGGTAGGCCATACGGGTAACTGCCTAGGGTAAATTACCGTCTGATTCGTTACGCCCTGCAATTCCACGCCTGCAACGGGTATTGTTATCTTCATAATTACTTGATGTTTAATGTGTCAATAATCGCATATTGTATTATCGTTATAATGTCATTCTGCAATGACAATACTCTAGCCGGGTTAAGTACATCCGACACCACGCCGCCCGGGTTATGGTCGTTGGGAACCTTTATTCCCTCCTCGCCTATCATCTTGGCGATAGGATATGCCGCTTCTATCGGTATGTTAGCCCCTCTACGGTTCTTGTCCTCTATCCAACGCTTAATGACTGATAACGGTGGGCGCCTTCCGGCTGCGCGTCCTCCCTCCATTGCCCCGACATAGCGCGGTGCGGTTATCTTCGCGTTGTTGCCGCTAACAGTCAGTTTCAGTTCGCGCCCGAAGTTACCGGAAGCTATCAGCCCCTTCTGTATGTACGACTGTTCGATATCGTCGCGTAGCTTGGTTAGCAGCACTTCAATCTGTGTTATCGGATTCTTTGCCATTACTCGGATATATTAATAGTTATTTCCCACCCCGATTTAGGACTATCGTAAATATTCTGCCGTTTGACGACATTTGCAGCCCCGCTAACGTAGTTACAGCCCGCCTGCCTGGCAATGTCTGTAATAACGGTGAAAGTCCGGTCTAGGACCTCTATTTCCGCCGTATCGTCACGTAGGTAGTGTGACGTCCCTAGCACTTGGATAAGTACCGATACCCCGAGCGGTTCGGGTGCCAAATCGGAGTATGTCTGTATCCCTCCGGGTACATCCACGAAAACGAAGTCACCCGTAATTTGGTTCGCTAGAACATTGCGGGTGTACTCATCTCCGAAAAACACGGGTAGGCCGTGTCGGCCCGCCCATGTTGATACGTCATCTAATATCCCTTTAAAAGTCATACTTAGTTTTTACGTTATTGTCATATGTGGGTTCGTTCTCGCTGCTGATTGTCCGCCTACCCGTCCATATCTTTTCATTGGTTTGACGGTAATTTCCGACAAGGCGAATACAGCCGTATGCCCCTACATTCTTGCCGGACGTATCCGCATTATCCTCTAGTATTAATACGCCTCTTCCGGATACCCTCCCGGCTATTCTAGACTTTCCGTACATTGCCAAGGAAATGGTATTAAATGCAATGGTGCCGGAAAACTCGGAGTCTCCGCACATATATACAACGGTATTCCCCGCCCGAGACGCAGCCAAAAATTTAGCGTTGTCCTCTATGTGTATATCAGAATCGAACTTTCCTTCTTCCGGGGCAGGGGAGAAAACGCCGTTATCCGTCACGTATGCGGAGCCGAATATGTTTGCATTCTCCGTCACGGAGTTCCCTCCGAAATACCCGGAACCGCTTATTGAAGAATCGTACACCGCTGCGTTATTCTCTACCCTTACATCCCCTTTAACGACTGCGGCGGCCTCTTTCGTATTGACTACCTTACAACCGTTGAATGTGCGGATAATTATGCCTTTAAGGTCGTCCTCTGTTACAGGGCTTCCCACCTTGGAGAATGTGATATAGGCTTGGTGGAACTTAACGTCATCCTCCATAAGTTTCGACACATCGTTAGGATGTGCGTCTACTGCCGCAATCTTTCCGCGTATGTCGGTAAATGCCAATGTAGCGGTTACGCCCGAACCCGTAAGGCCGTCAATCTCCATTCCATGAGGGCCATTAACACGTACAGGTGTGGCGATAATCATAGTGTTCTCGTCCTCTACCGTTCCGGTAATAATCTGTCCTACCTCCTGCGTATTAAATGCTCCTCTAACGGCTACCATGTGCGGCTTTAAATCGGTGCTTCTGTCGTGCCCGAAAGAGCCTCCGTACACCTGTGGGCCTTCTAGGGTGAACGCACCTTCCAAATATGCGTCCTTGTAAATCTCTACGGACTGCGTATTAGCCCCTACGGCGGTTAGGTTAAGGTTCTTCACGCTGTGAATGTCCTCTACCAAAGGCCCCATAGCGCGCGTACTCTTGGAAACTACGCGATACATTCCCTGCTTTTCCCCGCTCACTAGGATAAGGTCGGCATTTGCTAACGGTTCGGACAAGTCAGTAAGAGCCTTCTCAAAGTCGATATCCTTGTACACATTGCGGTTAATCGGGTTGTGATAGAACAATCCGTGTTCAACGTTACAACGGATGAACTTAAATGGAAAGCTAACAGATAAGGCACTAAGGATGTCTTTAGGTATGACCTGCTCCGATTGGGTGAATGTATAACAATCTCGGGCGTTGATTTTGTTTTTAGTTACATACCACGCGGCAAATGAGTATGAACCGTCATTTACTAGCCTTCCAATGTTGTAAAAATTACCAATAAGCAGGCTATTAGCAGAAACCAACCGCCATTCTACGTTACACTTAATCACATCCGCAAATATGTTAGCCCCGAATGCGCCGGCGCCCGTCTTACTGATAGTTAGGTTACTTCCGTCAATTACGGATTTATACACGTCTATCAGAGTCGTGTTTGCCAGGTTAACCTTAGTTGCAACCGTCATTGCGCTAGTGTACTGAAACTCTAGGCGGCTGTCGTTGATATCTAGGTAGGCCTCAATGGAAAGCGCGGGTAACGCCACCTTAGCGGCCGTGATATCCGCCGGAACTGTTGCGGCGCCCGGTGTTTTGCGGATTAGGATAGCGATATAGTCCGCTCCGTTAATCGCTGCAAGGGCCCCCCATGAGGACGAGCTTAAAAGACGCTTGTTTGAATCATAGCGCAATATCTGTACTTCATATCCCTTCCCCGAGGCCGTTACGTTACTTACGGCTTTTCCCGCGTATATTAGCGATTTAAGTCTAATAACATTTGCATTGTTAACTTTACGCTCTTCGTAGGTGGAGCCCGGCGCAACACTAATAGAACCTTGTTCAACGTCCGCTACTGCGAGTTCTCTAACCGATGTCTTTCCCGTAACGAACTCGTGCGCGCCAATAAGGGCCGAAGTACCTGTAATGTTAACGAACGGTCTAGGGTCAGTTACTGCACCCTCGTAGCCGTTAGTGTCTACAATGCTATCGCCCGACACACGGATAGAAGGATAGTTCAGATTGCCGCTAAATATCCACGCGTTACCTTCCTGTGATAGCGTGTTCTCATCATACACAATGCCGCCCACGTCCCCTATGTTGACGTAGCGCCCTTGTACGTGAAAGGAACGTAAAGCCTTGATACGCTTTTTGCCCCCGTCATTAATTATCTCATACTTTTTAATCATAAATCATTTGTTAAAATGTTTCTTTATTTCCGCCTTTTCTTTTTCTATATCTTCGTGCCTTTTCGCCAATGCTAAAATAGCGTCCAGGTAATTTATCCGTTTCGCCTCCTCGAACGAGCAGTTGAACAATTCCGCCGTAGCCTGTACTAACGTCAATATGTTCTTTGCCTCCCTTAGTGTATCCGGCTCTGCGTCCGGCCCGCCTGCGCCCTGTGGGAATAGCGTTCGTTCCAAATCGTCGGCCGCCTTAATCTGCTCCCGTATGTACTTCATCGCGGTTAGCAAGTGATAGATGTTATCCGGCGAATACTCGGCGGGTTGGTGCTCATCGAGCGTGCACCACTTCGTAACCTTCTCCGTTGCTGTCTCGGCTCTGCGCGTCTCGATTAGCTGCCATAGCGTGACTTTCTCAATGCTCGGAATGACGTACACAGTCTTTAGTTTTTTGGTTATGAACGGGGAAGCCTTGACGTACTCCGCCAATTTTTCCAATAACTTACTTTGGTCGGAAGTTAGGCCCCCCTCATAACACGGGTGCAAGTTACAAATATATTCTAACTGTTGGCGGTTATTGTACCGACAAAGTGCATAGTACACGCGCCGAAAGATGTTTTTAACCTTTCCTTTCCAGTTGGTCCGCTCTTGCAGTATCAGCCATTCAAGGCCGTAAAATCCTTTTTTACTCATATTCGTCAAATTCTAATTGTTCAACTTGTTCATAAAATAGCCACTCTTGTTCATCCGTTCCGTCGTACTGTACCACGACGCCCAATACATCAGACTCCAATACCGTTCCGGTTCTTCCGTCCTCGGTAACCTGCACACGCTCGTATATCTGTATCATTGTGCGGCGGCTTTAGGTCTGTACTTCCGGATAAGGAAATCAACGCCGTAACGGATAGCGTCCCATGCATGGTTATATGCATCTATCGGCTCATTGGTGTACAGGTCCGTCATATTGTCCTTGACGTATGAATAGTTATCCGCCTCGTCCAGTACGTTATCGCTTCTCTTTGTTACGTGTAGCCGGAATTGCTTCACCTGCTGTATTCCTGCCTTCACGGAGCCTTTGCCCTTGACACATGGAATTGTCTTACAGCCGTGCTGCCGTATCTCTACGATACTCTTCTGTTCGGCGCTGTCGCACACGGTATATACGTTTTGCAGCCCGTAGTCCTTAAGCGTGTCCGCTATCGTGCGGTTAAGCATTCCGGTACGGTAGCAAATTTCATCTATGTACAAATCCCAACCACGCATGTAGATATCGACTATTGCGGTCGGGTCTTGCTGAAAGCCAAAATCAAGCCCTACACAGCGTTTTGTATCCTCCCCTTGCAATTCCTTAGGCAACTCCTCGATAACGTCAATTTCGGGATATACGAGGCCTTCCAGCCCGCCTGTTTGTCCCTCGCCATATACGCGCCACCAATTTGGGTCCTTTGCGTTCTTCTCGATTGCCTGTACTTGCTGCTCGGTTAGGAACGGATTATCTTTGTACGTGCTGTGGATAGTTACGTACTTGTCCCCTACAAAATCGGTCTCGCCCCAAAATCTTCGGACGGGGTTAAAGTCAATTATTACCTTCAGCCGGGTACGCACATCCAATTGACGGAAGATTTCCCTCGGCACCCGTTGCGCCTCGTTGATGAAAAGAATGTCCCGCGCCGGGCCGTGTACCTTGGCGGCACTGTCGCACCCGAAAAATTCAATATATACGCCTTCCTTGACGGTGTATATCATCTCGGACTTGTTGAACGCGCTGTCCTCCCATACTCCTTCGTCTATCAGCATATTAGTGAAGTCGCGCAACATACCGCGACGGACTGCGGGCAATGTGTCCGTTACGCAACTAATCATTAGCGGCTCGGTACTTTCCCAGGCGATTAGGTAAAGTAGCTGTAACACGCTCCAAGTCTTAGAAGAACGCGTACCGCCTTTACTCGCTATCCCTCTTATGTACGGGTCGGTAACCGGGCCAATCATTTTATCGAATACATATGTACATTTCATATAACGCTATTTTCCTTCATTTTCCGACACTTTATGTTCTTTCTTGAAGTCCTTTAGCTTTTGGACTCTAGATGCCGTCCTAGGGTCTGAAACCTGTATTGTGAGGCCTCCTTTAATCTCCTTGCCACCGGATGTATAGTCAAGTGCCATTTTCAGCCCGCGCAAAGAGCGGATGTACGTAGGGTCGAACGCCTGCGAGGCGGCGCCCGCGTCCATATCTTGGAATATCATCATACGGATATTGTCGATAGCTTCAGCGAAGCCCTTGGAAGCCTCTAGGCCGAACTCCTCGTAGTTGGATTCATATATGCGCCTGCGGTCTGCTAGGTAGTTGGGCGCCGCTCCAAGGAACGCGCAAAAGTCCGATTCTGACATAAGGCGCTTTCTCGGGATATCTAGTAAGGTTCCCGCCATGTTACCGGACTTAACCACGTCGTGAACTATTATAGGGTGCGCGTCTATCCACTCTCGGTACCTGTTGAACGCTTCTAGAAGGTCGTCCGGCTCCTGCCAAAGCGGGGTTAGCCCCCAACGGCGGCGGCATATCTGAAAAACGCTATTGCAGCCGATTTCGTCAGCCGGATCCAGGCGCGTGCGGGATTTCTCGAGGCGGGCTTGCGTACCGACATTAATCGGCACCCCGTCTTTGCCTATTACCACCTCCGGCACAGGCTTTCCCGCATCCTTGTTCATATCTGTTTTACTCATACAAAAATTGATTCTTAATTATTGACAGCAAATATACTACATCCCTGCCTCAAATATGTGCTAAATGCCTATAATCGTGGTTTACGTACCGTAACTATCTGTTTTACAGCAACTTAACGTCTCGAAACACGTGGGTGTAATAGATGTCATAGATGTGTCACAGATGAATAATGACACGTAACGTGCAGTGACACAGCGAGTTACGGCTAGTGTCACAGATGTAATGGATATTTCCCTGGAAGGTAAAAATACGAAAATAACACCTTTGATTTTGTATTAATTAATATTAGTTAATATATATCAAATCACTAATCTAAAATCATTCATTTTTATCTCTATACAAATCATCTATTACATCTATTACACTATATATAACTATATAAATATCAGTCAGTTACGTGTCACTGATGAAAAATCTTTACCTGTGACAGCAAAAAGTTTGTAGCTTGATAATCAGCGCTTTACGCGTCATTGGTAAGTGTCACAGATAAAACAGAATTGTAAAATCTTTTAGTACACTTTTTTGAGAAGAAATGCGTAAAACGGCTGATTGTATATTTTCTCTCAAAAAACTTTTCCCTCAATATCCTTTAAAACACTCTTTTTGCCCGAAAAACGTTATTTTCAAATTGCCTCTCAAAAAATATTGTTTACAACGATTTAGCATCAATTAACCTAAAACGCTAATAAAATGAGAAAAAACTTTCTTCTCAAAATCTTCGTGTCATCACTAAATATGTAATAACATAGAAATTTGAGAAGAAAGTTTTTTCAGTTATTCTACTACTTTACCGTCTTTATCCCTCGCTATAAAGCTATATTTGTCCGCCCATTCACGTAAAATTTCCTTACGATTCCTTAGCGCCCTGCACGGTTCCACCATTTCCCACTTATGGAACGACCATTTCCATATGTCTAGTGATACGGTTCCGTCCTTATAATAGTTAAGGCGGTATATTACATTTGATTCTACCCTGCCTCGGTAATTAACTGTCCCCGTTCCCGGGCACCATATCCTAGGGACATCCTCCGTATTGAACTTGTCTAGCTTGGTCTTTTTACGGTCCTTGATAAATAGGGTCTCAATAGTTGGTATTCGGTTCGGTTCCGTTCTCGTGTTCCTGTCGTCTCGTACCGTAGCTATCTCCCTTCTTAATTTTGGAATCACCTCGCAAATCTCCATTGCCTTCACTAGGTGATAGGGGAGGTTTTTAGCCTTCCTGTAATATATCCCGTTCTCCTTGCAAAACTTGAATAGAAAGAACTCATTTACATTCAGTATCGTGGCTAGGTCTTGTATTACGAACTCTAGCGGTTTCCTTCTGCACTCCATTAGTTTCTGTCCCATTATAATCTGCACATTGTTATTGCGGCTATCAGCGCTAGCAAGAACGCCCACACCACGGTTAGTAAAATCGCTGTTAACATTCTCATAACAAGCCCGGGCAAATCTTCCGGGCTGCTCATCCATTTGCAAAACTTCTTAATCATAATTTCAACGCCTCCCGTATCTTTCCAAGTAACGCATACATCTCGGTGCGCGTCAATGTTAGTTGTACTTGCGGATTGTTTTTCCGGTAAAACGTAAAGTCCGTAGCCCTCTTTAGATTTCTCGGCACACTCTCCGCGTATATTACCACTTCCTCGGCTTCCGCCTTCCCTATCTTCATACGCATATTATATTGCGCCTTTTCCGCGCGGTACAATGCGGTCTTGAAAATCTCGTTCGCTGTGGGACGTCCGGTTGCCTCAGCCTGCTCCCGCATTTCCTGCTCTCTGAATAAATGTTCCATGTCTGCCATAACTTTATGATTTAGAATATTAATTTAATAATGTAGTGTAGCACGTAATCGCCCAATAGCCAACCGGACAATACCGCCCCGGCAAAACCTCCTACCGCCGTGCACGTAGCGTCCACCCAATCAAATTTACCGCCGTGCTGCGCATCCTTGAATTCCATTCCTAGAGCTAGTCCGATAGCCAACCAAAAGTTTATAGCGCCCGGCGGGATAGCGTATAGGAAATGTTTCCAACGGTTGGACTCTAGGAACCACCGTAATAACTTGCTGCACCCTTTCGCGCCTGCCACCTCGGCGGGTACCTTAAAGGGGAAAGGTACAAATTCGCCCGCGTCGTTCTTTGTTGTGGCGTACTCGGTCTTTCCGTCTAGCGGTCTATACGTGTGCGACGTGCGGCCACCTGATAGCAGTATCTCTCCTAAATACTCGTAACGGTATCCGTCATTCAGTAATACTACATCACCTTTCTTGTAATTTGTTGTTTCCATACTTTACATTTAATTAAATGAATAAATTCCCTAATATATGCTCTATTACCTTTACCGTCCACCCGTTTCCGCACATCCGGTATATCTGTGTGTCAGATACCACCCACTCGTACCACTCCGGTACGGTCTGCAACCGTGCGCACTCTCTAGGTGTTAACCGTCTTAACGTGCTGCGATTCTCAATCGATAGGTTTTCTTTCTGTACCGTAGTGAGACAATTAGGCTTTCCGTCCTTCCTCGGCTCTAGGTGCTGCCTAGTAACCCCGTCCTCGCACGCCCTTCCACGGCTGGCAGCTATTATAAGATTATCTTTCCCGTCCTTGTAGCACCGTTGCAATAGCGTGTTTGATTTTCCGTCCGGCGATACAACACGCGCACCGAAACCGTTCTTCCCTTTCTCCGCGTTCATCCTCGCGTGGTTAATCATCCATTGTACAGCTTTGTCGGATATGTAGTACTTTTCATCTACTTCGTCCTCTAGGATATCACGGATAAATATCCCCCGGTCTTTCGGTTGGGGTATCTCTGCTATGTTAGTCCAATACAATCTTTTCCGGTTCTGCACGGATACTAGGTTACTATTAATCTTAACGGGTTCCACTCCGATAGCCTTGGTTAGCACGGCTTCCCATTTCTTCGCCATAACTACGTTTTCCAACAGGAACTTAACGTCCGGGTTGTATTTCCGTATGTCTGTCAGTATGCGCATATACTCCCAAAATAGATATGATTGCCCCTCGAATTCAAATCCCATTTCCTTGAGGTCTAGGTAGGTCTGCAAGTCGGTTATATCTACCTTATCGGTTGTAACCATACCCACCTGTTTTCCGGCAAATGAAAACGATTGGCAAGGGCTTCCGCCTATCAGCAAATCAATCTTATCTAATTGCGATACATCTACCTTGGTAACGTCCCCTAGTTGTATGGTGTCGGGAAACACGCTCATAGTCTGCTGTATGGCGAACTTGTCCACCTCGGAAGCGTAGTACTTGTCCGGGAAACACCCCAGTTCGGTAAGTGCGATTTGTCCGCAACTCATGCCGTCGAATAAACTCAATACATTCATATCTTATGTTTTTTAATAAGTTCCTTAACTATATTCATTAACCCGTCCTGCGCGGTCGCCTTCTTGTTAAGCACGTCTATTACCCGCTCGTCTACCGTTCCCTTACTTATCAAGTGATGCACGAATACGCTATTCTTCTGTCCCTGCCTCCACAACCTAGCATTGAACTGCTGGTATAATTCTAGGCTCCACGTAGCACTGAACCATATTATACGGTTTCCGCCCTTCTGCATGTTAAGCCCGTGGCCCGCGCTCGCCGGGTGGGTAACCAGTACGGGAATCTTTCCCTCGTTCCAGTCTCTTACATCATCCACGGTGTTAAGCCTACGCGCGCCGAACGGCTGCAAAGCCTTCATTATCCGGGCTTCCTCGTGCTTGAATCCATACGCCACGAGTACGGGCGCTCCGTTCGCAGCCTCAACCATTTCTATAAGGGTCTCTATCTTTTCGTCGTGCACGTTGTACACGTCCCGTACTTCATCATACACCGCGCCGCCCGCGTATTGTAGTAGCTTGTTTGTAAGGGCTGCCGCGTTAATAGCGGTTATTTCCTTTGAATCGCCCCCGGTAGCGTCAAGCAGTGTTAGAAGTTGTTCTTCCTCGAACTTGTCGTATGCCTTCTTTACTTTCGGAGATAGTTCTACATAGTTGTTGATGTAGGATACTTCCGGCATATCTAGGAAGTCAAGGGCCTTCATTGATAATGTTATGTCGGATATCTTACCGCCTATCACTTCCTCGGTATCGGCTAGTGGCTTGTACTCGTATATTATCCCGGCGTTCTGTCGCCCGGGGCGGAAGTAGTTAGCACGGTAATCGGTTATTGTCTTTCCCAGTCTTTGCCCCCCGTCTATAAGGTACATTTGCGCCCACAGGTCAATAAGTCCATTTGGGGAAGGCGTTCCGGTAAGACCTACGACACGGGAACAACTCCGGCGGATAACCTTTGCCGCCTTGAAACGTTTGGCGCTGTGATTCTTGAAACTACTTAATTCGTCAAGTACTAACATATCATAGGGAACTTTTTGCCCACCCCACATTTGTAAGAGCCACACGAGATTATCCCGGCTAACCGTGTACACATCCGCATCCGCCCGGGCGGCAATCTCGCGTTGCCTGGCGGTGCCCTTTATGACAGATACACGTAGGTGCCTTAACTGCTCCCAGTTGTTAACCTCGTCTATCCACGTCATTTCGGCTACTCTCTTAGGGGCTACTACCAATACCTTAGTTACCTCAAATCTTTCTATAAGGTCAGACACGGCCGTTAACGTGGACACGGTTTTTCCTAGCCCCATATCAAGAAACAGCGCGGCGCACGGGTTGTTCTCAATATGGTTAACGGCCGTTATCTGATACTTGTGTAACTGTGTACGGTCTAGCATTATTCCCTCTTGTTGATTGTTTGGAACACTACGTTCTTTTCGTCTTCTCGGCAGCCTTCGTCACACAGGAAGTCAAGCCCCTTGCATTCGGGCGCGCCTTCATCGTTGATACTGTAAAATGCACATCCCTTACAGGTGTTGGCGTTCGCCTCTCTTACTACGTAGGTCGTTCCGTCTTTTTCAAAGGTGGTGCCTACACACATATAACTTCTAGCTTCATTACTCATGTCAATAAATTTTTTTAATTGTTAATATCTCATTCCTATCTTGCGTAACTGTGTACGGTCTAACACTGTCCGTTCGTTTTTAACGGTTCGTACACTACGTTCTTTCCGTCCTCCCGATAATCCCCGTCACAGGGTAAAGATATCCCTTTACATTCCGGTTTACCTTCGGAAGTGATACTGTAAAATGCGCACCCCGCACAGGTGTTGGCGTTCGCCTCTCTTACTACGTAGGTCGTTCCGTCCTTCTCAAAGATTGCGCCTACACGCATATAATTTCTATCTTTATTACTCATGCCATTAAATTTTTAATTGTTATTATCTCATTCCTATCTCGTCCATGTACAACTCGTTTGCAAGGTCTTTCCGTGTCAGCCTTTCCGGGAACAATTTCAGAACCTCGTCTATTACATCTAGTATATCGGGAAAGGCTGACCTGATGCCTAACAGGTTGCATAACTCCCTAGCCGGGTCTCGCTTGAACACTTCATCCGTGTACACTTCCCTCAATTCGTCGATACCTTCGTACAGGGTAGTTGTTAGGTCGTTGAGGCCCCTGCGTGTATGCTCTTTGCGTAGTATCCTGTCGGGTACCTCGGACAACAAGTATTGTTGCAGGTTATCCGGAAGCGCCTTAATAGCGTCCCCAATTGTATATCCCTCGGTCGGTGTACCGTGCGCCATAGCCTTAACCAGGTACCCGAACTGATTCACGCGGTCTACTTTAAGTTTCTTATTAAATTCTTCCACGACTCTAGTAAATTAATAATCCGACAATAGTATAATATTCTCGACGGGTACCGTTACGGTCTTATGTCCGGTAGCGTTCGTATAGGCGCCGGGGCAATTGCATCTGACAATTACTTCCCGCTTATCGCATAGGTTTTTACCTATTATCCACCCGGTGTACGTTCTGTTTTCCCGCTGAAAACAAATCTCTTTCCGCGTCCCGTTGCGCCTAGTGACCACGTCTATAATGGATTGAGGGGAGAGGCCCTCCATAATGTTACGGGCGAATATCGTAGCACGGTCTGTCATAACAAGGTGATACTCTTTATTGTATAGATATGATTCCAGGTCCTTAAGGGAGTTGAATTGTTTCCGTTCCTTTGTCTTTACGTTGGTCGCTGCATATATGTTATGCAGTCCCGCATGTACGAAAACCTTTATATACTCATTTCCGTTACTGTATAACTCGTTATAGTCTCTTTCTGTGGACTCCATATTATTTGCCTCCTATTACTTTAGCCATTGTTGACAATTCCTTTCCGCTCACTACTATGTACAGAGTACGCCCGCGTCCGTATATCTGCCAGGTGCCGTTAAACTTAGAATAGGTAGCCGTATTACCGTCCACGTTATTAAGATTGACTACTTCACCCTTGGTCGGTTTATATTCCGCTAGGGACGTTAAGAGGGCCACCGCGGCCTTTTCATCCCCCAGGGGGATATCCAGCGTATACGCTGAAGCATTAGCGACTACGGCGGTTATCTGATACGTTACCGCGCCTTCCTTCTCTACCTTGACTAGTTTACAAACTCCGAGGCGGAACGACTTAATCGTTTCCAATTTCCCGGACTGACTTGTTACCTGTGCCATTGCGCTAACTGCAAACAAAACTACCGCTAAAATACTAATTAATTTTTTCATGGTTCTAATTTTTAAATGTTATACAATGCTATTACAGTGAAATCGCTTAACCGCATATTGGCTTCCGCGTGGGTTATGCTGTTAGATACGTACACCGTTTTCGGTTTTCCATTTACGGCTATCCGCCACGCATCCGCCACTTCGTCCGCTAAATCATAGTTAAGCGATTTCGCTAGCCTGCGGGCTAAATCCGATTTGCCCGACCCGGGGCGGCCTAAAATTAAAATTTTTTCTTTCATCACAATAATTTTTAAAGGGTTATAACTGTTATAAATTCACATTTTGCCCACAACGAGAAGTCCGTACTACTCATATATTCGGCGTTCTTTGCCTCAATAGCTTTCGCTTCTTGTTCTGATATCTCTTTTCCATTTACATAATACTTTTTCATATCTTCTAATTTTAAGTGGTTATTTCCTTTTGACACTTCAAAGATACGCATACTTTCCGGACTACCAAACTTTTTGTCAAAACATTAACATTCGTTATACCGTTTCATTCGTTATTAACGTCTAGTAACTTATCAACCTCCGAAACCGCCTCTTTCCATGTCTCCGGGCTATCCACTACCAACACAGTAAACGATAGCTTTCTGATACGCCCTATGATGTGTTCCTGTATCCTGGTCGGTTTCTTTCCGGTGCTCTTGAACTCTACGAATAGCGCACGCCCGCCGGGTAACAGGTACAGGCGGTCGGGTAGCCCGTTAACAAATTGGGATAGCAATTTTACTGCTATCCCTCCATTGTCATTGACGTACTTGGAAAATGTACGTTCAAATACCTTTTCGCTCGTCTCGTTCGCCTTCATCGATTCCCGGTCTTACTATCCGTATAACGGTATCGTTAGCTATCTTGCATGCCCTCCGTAGTGCTACGTAATTGGCACGGGCTATTACGGCCTTACCCCATGTTAAGTTACTGCACCCCTTGAGGGTGTTCCAATTGTCCGACTTCTTATCGTAGACCTCCAATTTGTACACTCCCATAAACTGGCCGTTAAATGACTTGTCCGGCGTTATACGGGCGGCGCCGTCCCTTGTCCCTCTTAGTTTCTTTCTGTTACTCATAATCTTATTATTTAACGATTAGTACTTTACTCCTTCTCCCTGTACGCTAGCACCACCCTTTTCGCGGTTCCGAACACTAGGTCACATAGTTCGTCTTTTACGCGTAACTTCACCACGTCACGGATAGTATCGATATTATTAACTTCACGGGACCCGATAAGGGCGGTTAGTTCGTCCCCTTGATACTTGACTACTGCACCGCCTCCAAATATAACGGTTACTTTTAAAATCTCAAACATAATCTTTATATATTAGTTGTTGGTTCACAGAATAATAACACAAACGCTACGAACGCGACCGCCCAAAATAGGTACGTTAAAAATGTAAGTATGTTCTTTTTCATATCTTTAGGGATTTTATAGGCGGGAAATTAAAAGATATGGCAACTAAA